TTTAGCCAGCCCGCGCCCGTCGATGTTCTTACTGATGTATTTGGCGATGTAGCTGGTCGGCGTGCCCTTGCGCGGGTTGATTAGCTCAGATTTGAAGCGCGGCCCGGTATTGGTGCCCAGCTCCTCGCGGTCTTCACGGATGGCAAACTTACGCAACAGCGCGGTGATGGAGCGACGGTCTTTTTTGCGCATAAAGCACAGAAGATGCCAGTGCACGGTGCCGTCATGGTGCGGCTCTGCAACACGGACGCCGTACCAGCGCAGCCCTGCCTTGTGCATGGCCTTGCGGAAAGCGGCGAATGTATCAACCAGATAATCACTGCTCTGCCGGACAGTGGCGCTGGTCCATTTCGGATTAGGTCTGCCATTATTGAGGGTTGCGTGGAAACGTGACGGGCAGGTGATGGTATAGAACACCGCGCAGTCTCCGCGCATTTCCGCGATCAGCTCCAGCCCTTTAACACAGGCCATCATTTCATTACGGCGGTGCGCCGGGTTGCTGTTGCTGGCGTTCACCACATCTTCCATGTCCAGCGTGTCACCGTCTTCGTTGACCAGCTCATGCGAGCGGAAGAACTCCAGCGATTTGCGGCGCTGCTCGCGTTTGTGGATCACGGCTTCATAACTGACATACGGGGACGCTTTTTTGTTGACCAGGCAAACGGCACGCAACTGTTCCTCCCGCCACTCGCAGCGCATCTGCCACAATTTTCGATACCACCAGTCCGCGCACAGCATACGCGCCAGCGACGATGGGATCAGTTCATAAGGCACCGGCTTGCGGCGGTGCTTTTTGCGGCGTAACCGCTCAAACGCTGGCGGGATGAGGATTTCTTCTGGTTTAACATCGTCACTGACAAACAGATCACCGCAGGCCGCATCAAGACACATGCTCATATGTGCCGCAACCAGCGTGGAAAGACGCTTGACCTGATCCTGATTCATTTCAGGCAATACCAGCAGCCCCTCCAGCCCGTCATGACTCGCCATGAACCGGAAAGAGGCAGACACCTGACTGTCACGCACGCGCTCCAGCCGCTCAAGACACGGCCTGATGGTTTCGCGCAGGTAGCGAGAATAAGCTTTAGCCCTGCCCAGGCTATGGAAGTATTTAATCCGCTCCAGCAGAGGCTTGCTGATATGGGCAGGCATGGCGCTAACATCGGCAATAATCACCAAATCGGGATTAACGCGCTGCTGTTCGCGGGCCATTTTGGCATGACTAATTAGCCGATCCTGCTCCATTTCACGCTGGACAGGATCGCGGGATTCATTGAAGAAATAACGTTCCCAAACCTTATCACTCAGCGCCTCACGGCGCAGATGCTCCTGCTCGTTATCCGCAGCGTACAGAGTGATGAGGTTTGAAAGCGCAGACTCCGGCGCAACTTCCGCCGGGTCCAGATACGGGTTAACCGCTTTTTTTGGGGTATTCCATGGAAAGGCCACGGCGGCCTCATTCGAGCCGCCGGTGGTTTGTACATGATGTAATGTGAATTTACTCACTACCACACCCGCACCTCAGCTTCCATCGAGATATCAGGACCAGACGCCAAATCAACACCAAGCCAGCGTGCTGATTTTGTAGCAATGATTTCTACTGCAGTTTTACTATCACCGGCAGCCACGCCCATGCTGCGCTTAGCGGTTATACGATGGCGGGTAAAATCACGATAAAGCGAACGGGTCAGAGACGTATCGCTGTTGGACACGATAACCGTATGGCCTTCTGATGACCGGCGTTCAAGAATAGACGCCAGATGATACTGATCATCCTCTGTAAAACCAGCTGTGTGATATCCATTAAACGTGCCGTCATATGGTGGATCGCAATAGACCACATCACCCGTTTGCAACATCGCCAGCGTTTCGTCATAACTGGCGCAAATAAACGTTGCGCGTTTAGCTTTCTCGGCAAAAGCGCGTATTTCATTTTCAGGGAAGTACGGCTTTTTATAATGCCCGTATGGATTGTTATATTCACCCTTCTGGTTATAACGGCAAAGGCCACGATAGCCATGGCGGTTTAAATATAGAAAATATGCTGCTTTTTCTACTTCATTAGAAATAGAGTAATTGAAATGCTGGCGAACACGGTAATACTGAACATCCGAATTAAAATCTTTAAATAACTCCATCGCTATCTGAATGACAGCCTCATGGTCTTTCTGAATCATCAAATAAAGATTAATCAAATCAGGATTAATATCCGCGACAAGATAATGAGGATAGTCTGTCGCCATCATCACAGCACAGGAACCCGCGAAAGGTTCAACCAGTCGCGAGCCAGCAGGAAGGTGCTTAATCAATTCCGGCATGATAGCGGTTTTATTTCCCGCCCATTTCAGGATAGTGGTCATAAAGCTCCCCCTGAAATGACATAGGAGAGAGCCTCAAGCGGCGTTAATGAGCGAATAGAAAGAATTACCCATTGCCCTTCCACTGCCACAACTTCATTAATCGGCAAAGTGTGGGTAATAACAGCGGCCCATTCCCGACCAGTATATGAACCGTGCTTCCATTCGCAGAGAGAAAGGACATCACCAACTTTGTAGCCGCGATCATCTTTACGAAGCTCTGCCTTTTTGCTGCCAGCGACTACGGCATTAAAATATTTAGGTGCAATTTTTATCTGATGGATGCGCATGGTCATACCGCACCGCCTTTCTTGGTATCAGCTTTGCGACGCTGTTGCAGCTCCTCTAATGCTGAAACTACATCTGAATGATAAATATAATCAGCCGAACGGTTGTCATTACTGGCGTTGTCGCTTGCCAGTGACTCAATCGCTATAAGTTGATTTAAACTTTGATCAGTTATGCGATTCATAGTCATTCGGCACCGCCTTGCGCTAAAGCTTTGATTACACCTAATGTCATTTTGCAATCTGCTAAAGCACGGTGTGCCTGCCCTTCTACCACAACTCCTTCATGCGCGGCGGCATCAACTAACTTATGCCACTTATAACCGTGATATTTCCCCGGTTCGCCACGATATTCTGCATATAACTTCATGGCGCACAGAGAATACTCATCCATAAATGAAGATAATCCGTCCGTCCATAATCCATTTAATTCTGCTGATTGACGTATCAGACGAGTATCATAATCAGCATTATAAATAACGAATCCATAATTAAAGAACAGATCGGCTACTGCACCGTGAACATCTTTCCAAGTTGGTGCATGAGCAACCATTTCATTGGTAATGCCATGAATAGCGATAGCCTCATCGGAGATAGGCTTGGTAGGTTTAATTAGCGTATTCAGCATAATAAAACCATTTTTATCTATAAGGCATATTTCAACGATTTCCGCATCATCGCCCAATCCAGTAGTTTCGGTATCAATAAATAAGCGATCATCATCAAGCCAACGTTTGGCACGCTGACTAATCGTCTTATGAATAATGCTCATACTGCACCTCCGTTATAGTGTTTGCCTTTCAGCTCTGCGATTTCCTGACAAGTGACACAGCACTGCACACCCGGAATGGCGCGGCGGCGTGCTGGCGGGATCGGTGCATCGCACTCAATGCAGAGAACACGAGAAACGCCCGGCGTTCTGTTACGGGCTGTGTGGATGTGGCGCTGGCGTTCTTCTTCAACGCGTTGCTGTACAAGGTCCATTGAATCAGCCATCAGTGGATCTCCTGTGCTTCGTTCTGAATGTTTTCAGCCGCAATACGCAACAGCTCCGCCGCTTCAACGTGGTTAAGCTGACGTGACGTGATATGGCAAGCCAGGCTATCAAGACGGGCTGCCATTGCCGCGGCACGTGCCCGGCGTTCTTCCATGCGTGCATCAGTCAGCATCTGGTTAAGGCCAGCATCATCTGGTCCTGTTTTGGTGATACGGGTTTCAATATTTCGCATTGTTATTTCTCCTGAATTTGGGCAATAAGAAGCCCGGCGGGTTTACGCCTTTAATTTCTGTTTGGTTATTCAGATATAGCCCGCATTACACGGGCTATAGAGTTAGGACTTTTTAAACATGGGTAGCGCCACTGCAATGATCCCTGCTACCAAAACACCATCTGCCAGCATAGACATAATGCGCCCGGTAAAATCCACTGCCACTACAAGGAACAGCAGAACGCAGATTGCTAAACAGCGTAATTTATCCATTAAAGGTACTGGTCCAATGGCAACTGCAGCGCTTGGGCAATCTTTTTCAAAGTGGCTTCTTCTTCTTCACCGATACCATCCTGATCGGCAATGTCCAGGCAAAGACAAAGCACATCAACTGCATCAGGTGTACCAGCCACATCAGCCAGTTCACGCAATGCCTGAGCGTTAGCAGAACGCGGTGACGCCTCATAACGCGCGCGAATATTGCTGCTCATCTGCGCAATCTCGCCAGAAAACGGTGCAAATGCAGGTAATGCCGAGATTGTTTTCTCCAGTACTGCAATTTCTTTTGCATCGCATGTACCATCAGAGTAGGCAATAGAATATGCGCCCCATACAGTTGCTTCTACTGCATCGCGGTTTTCCATTTTTTTTACTTCCTGAACTGCTTTACGTGCTTTTTTACCGAAACCAAAAAATGCCATTTTAATATCCTCAGTTGTTGTTAATTACCTTCACAATGACCACCATGATGATCATTAGGCAGGTTTTTTAGGAATTGCAGGCCATTTAGGAAACAAACCTACAGCGGCACGAAAGGCGTTTATTATTTCTTTCAAATTATTCTTTTCCTCTTCCGTCATTTCACTTACGGTTATGTTGTGACGCCTAGCCGGAATATTTGCTGCAAATAACATTGCCGCCAAAACCCTGACATTCTGTTTATTATTTACATCTCTTGGATCTCGCATATCCTTTAAAAATCGCTCCAATTCTGGCTCTATATTCAGACCGAATACTTTCTCTCTTAGATCGTTTATATGGTTAAGTCCCGCAAGTCGCTCGCCATGACTTAATGGAACAGTCGCCGTAGCGCCTTCAATAGCCATGATTTCCCCTGTTTGGTTGTGGACAGGTCAGCCAGCAGTTCATCCTGGGAGCGGCACGGGTGCCAGCGTTTGCCATCCTTCCCCATGATCCAGCCGTGACCGTAGTGCATTGCATGACTTTGTTTAACGAGAAGTGATGCAAAAGATGGTTCTTTAGTCAGCATAACCACCTCAGATCAGACCGAACGAAGCGCCGAGGCCTGTCACGGTATCCACCGCGCTTGCCATCGCCGGGTTAGCCTGCAAACGCGCCTGCATCGAAACGGCAGCCAGTGCCATCAGACGAGTAACAGAGTTAATGCTGCTGATAACATCGCGGCGGCCTGCTGTGGTTTTCACATCACCCGATACGGCACCGGCAGCAACACGTCCGATTTCAGCAGTAGCGCTCATGACGTAATGCGGCAACTTCTCTTTTGCCACTTCGTTCATCGGCACGCATGGCAGGCAGTGAATCTGGGCCAGAAAACCGTCAACCAGCGTGGAATCCTCAGTGATATCAGTCAGCAACCAGATTTCCGGCGCAGTAAGCTGATGCGGTTGGTCCGGGTTCAACTTGTTGCGCAGAGTCTGGACGTTCATTCCCGCACGTTCTGCCAACTTCGCCATATTGTGACGCAACGCAAAAGCACGGCAGGCATCGTCGAAATGTGGATGTTTGGAAATCTTATAATCAAACATGTTAGCCCCTTCTAAAGTTCTCATAATTGAACTTACTAACCGACAACAACGTTGTAATTGAAGGCTGACTGGTCCATGTTCTTGCGGGCCTGTTCCTTTTTATATTTGAGATAAAGGATAAAAACGCGACCTTTGTTTTTTTCTTTCTTTTCAATGTAGTTAGCCAGTTTACCGTTATAAATCATCTGGTAAACCGAACCACGGGAGTATCCCTCCCACTCTGCGAACTCAGCAGGAGTCGCTATCACTTTTGGTACACGAATTGAAATTTCAGTGCTCATAGTGCAGTATCTCTCGGTTAAGGTTTGGTTTATGTCGTTTTATCTTGTTTTATATGATTCAAGAGTTGATACGAAAAGATACTACGATCCAATATTTGATACGTCAATAGGATTAACAAATGATACAAGTAAAGGCGGGAGAGAACACCGGAGGTAGAGAAGCCATCCATAGGCTAATGGCTGCCTACGATTTTAAGTCAAGACAGCAGCTATGCGATCATCTTGGTGCATCTAAAAGTACCATGGCAAACAGATACTTAAGAGACAGTTTTCCTGCGGAATGGGTAATTCAGTGCGCTCTTGAGACAGGCGTTTCTTTACTCTGGTTGACTACAGGACAAGGTGAACCGGGTTCAAAAATTGACACACAAAAAGACATCAATTTTGTGAACTTCGGCAAAGTTAAACACCTTTCTGACCTTGTATCTCCTGAAATTGACAAAGTGACTCTTACTAGTGGCTCTTTGGTTGAGGCAGGAAAAGCGATTATTGATAGCAGCCTGCTCCCCTCCGAAGCTAGTAACCTACTCTTGGTGAATACAACTAGTGATTCTTACTTGGTGGATCGCAGCAAAACGCCACCAGTAAACGGAGTATGGCTGGTTGATATTGATGGAATAAAAAGCATTGTGAAGTTAACCCGTCTTCCTGGAAACAGATTAGTAGTGCATCAAGATGAATCATCTTTTGAGTGCAATCTGGATGATATCGAGATAGTAGGACACGCTTTAAAAATAATTAAGAGTCTTTGATATGACCATCAGAAAACAGCCAAACGGGAAATGGTTGTGCGAGTGCTATCCTAGCGGGCGTGAAGGTAAACGTGTTCGCAAGCAATTTGCGACAAAAGGCGAGGCCATAGCATTTGAAAACTTCACAATGGATGAAGTTAACAAAAAACCATGGTTAGGTGAAAAGGATGATCGGCGGCAATTGTCAGAAGTAATTAAACAGTGGCATTCGCTTTACGGACAAACCCTCGCGGACCCTAAGCGCCTTATGGCAAAACTTAGCATTATTTGTAATGGCCTGGGCGATCCCATTGCTTCGGAACTGACAGCCGGAGACTTTACAAAATACCGTGAGGCGCGCTTAAAAGGTGAAGTCAAAAATGAAGATGGCGTGCTTATGTCGCCAGTTAAGCCCCGCACGGTAAACCTTGAGCAGCGCAACCTATCATCTGTTTTTGGCACGCTGAAAAAGTTGGGCCACTGGTCAGCACCCAACCCGCTCGCAGGGCTACCAACATTCAAGATCGCAGAGGGTGAACTGGCGTTCCTAGCACCGGAAGAAATTAAACGCCTGCTGGATGCCTGTGCAGATTCTCAAAGTCCCAGCCTGCTGATGATCGCAAAGATATGCCTGGCAACTGGCGCGCGATGGAGTGAGGCCGAAAACCTACAGGGACACCAGTTGTCAAAATACCGAATCACCTACACAAAAACTAAGGGCAAGAAAAACCGAACCGTGCCGATATCAAAAGACCTGTATGACGAGCTTCCTAAAAATCGAGGGAAGTTATTCACTCCATGCAGAAAAGCCTTTGAGCGCGCAGTAAAACGGGCTGGTATTGATTTACCTGAGGGCCAATGCACCCACGTGCTACGGCATACATTCGCCAGTCATTTTATGATGAACGGCGGAAATATACTGGTACTGCGCGATATTCTGGGCCACGCCGATATAAAAATGACGATGGTTTACGCCCACTTTGCACCTGACCACTTGGAAGATGCAGTGACAAAAAATCCGCTTCACAATCTCAACTGGAACCGCTAATTTATGGCGGCACTTTGGCGGCAGAGACTTAAAATCATATAAAACCCGACAAACACAAAAAACAATAACGTGATGATTTTAAAAGTAAATACATGTTTTTATTAGTGTAAAAATGGTATGTAGGAATTTCGGACGCGGGTTCAACTCCCGCCAGCTCCACCAAAATTCTCCATCGGTGATTACCAGAGTCATCCGATGAAGTCCTAAGAGCCCGCACGGCGCAAGCCCTGCGGGCTTTTTTGTACCTTCAATTTGTCCTGCGAAGTCCGAAGAGAACTAATTAAATCCGAACGTTTTAGGCCTATTGATAGGCCCAACGAAAAGCTCTATTGTTTTCGTTGGGCCTAAACGCAGGGATACTTACACATACTTAATATATCCATGCTTAATAACGACAACTAATTATTATTTAACCTAACACTGAATGCGGCTTTTTGACCCACCACAAAATTACCGTATTGATCGCGCACAGCTGCACAAAATGGATAAATACCGTCATCAGCACTTACAGTTTTTTCCTAAAGCCAGCGCTTCGTTCGCGTGCCATGCTTAATCACGCTAATAACTTATAACGCTAAGCGAGGATATTATGAAAAAGACAATTATCGCATTATCTGCAATTCTGCTGGCTTCTCCCGTTATTGCCGCGACGACACACGCAACTGATAATGATGTAGCCGCCGCGCACGAAAATGCTAATACCGCAAAAGAAAAACTGCATCAGGCGCAAAATCAGGGCGAAGAGCAACAGTTAAAAGCAAAACATGCTGCTGAAGGTAAACAAGATGACCTGAGCAGTAAAGTGAGTGAAGGCTCACAAAAAGCCTGGAATACAACCAAAGAAAGTACTGAAAAAGGTTGGAATGCAACAAAAGAAGGTACCGAGAAAGGCTGGAATAAGACCAAAGAAGGTGCTGCCTCCGTTGAGAAAAAAGTCAGCGAGTAA